GCTCCGCGCCATTGCTGAATTGCTGCAGACGCCGGAGGGGACAGTCTCGACCTGGAAGAAGCGCGACGGCTGGGATGACATCAAACCCATTGACCGGGTCGACTTCGCCATCGAGGCGCGAATGTGCCAGCTGATCGCCAAGGAGGTGAAGAGCGGCGGCGACTTCAAGGAGATTGACCTGCTGGGCAGGCAGTTGGAGCGCATCGCCCGGGTCAACAAATACAGCAATGGCGGCAATGAAACCGACCTCAATCCCAAGGTGGCGAACCGCAACAAGGGGCCGAAGAAGGCGCCCGAGCGCAATGTGGTAGAGCCCGAGCAGCAAGAGCGGTTAATCGAGCGGTTCGAGTCGACCATGTTCGGTTACCAGCGCACCTGGTACGAAGCTGGCAAGCTGCACCGGATCCGCGATCTGCTCAAGTCGCGCCAGATTGGGGCCACTTACTTCTTTGCCTTCGAGGCGTTCATTGATGCCCTGGTGACCGGGCGTAATCAGATTTTCTTGTCTGCCAGCAAGGCACAGGCCCATGTGTTCAAGCAGTACATCATCCAGTTTGCCAAGGAGGAGGGGGTTGAGCTGAAAGGTGACCCCATGGTGCTGCCGAACGGGGCGCACATGTATTTTCTTGGTACCAACGCCCGCACCGCCCAGAGTTACCACGGCAACATCTACATGGATGAGTATTTCTGGATCCATGGCTTTCTTGAGTTCCGCAAGGTGGCCTCTGGTATGGCGATGCACAAGACGTGGCGCCAGACCTACATTTCCACCCCGTCCAGCCTCTCCCATCCCGCCTATGCGTTCTGGTCCGGCGCCAATTTCAACCGGGGCAAGGCCAAGGCCGACCGGGTCGAGATAGATCTGAGTCACGCCAATCTGTCTGGCGGCAAGCTCTGTGCCGATGGCCAATGGCGGCAGATTGTCACTGTCGAGGATGCGGTGCTCGGCGGCTGCGACCTGTTCGATCTGGAGCAGCTGCGTAGTGAGTATTCCGATGATGAATACAGCAACCTGCTGATGTGCGAGTTCATGGACGACACGGCCAGCGTGTTCCCGCTCGCTACCCTGCAGCGTTGTATGGTCGACAGCTGGGAGTTGTGGGAGGACTACAAACCTCACGCATTGCGTCCACTTGGCAACCGCGCTGTGTGGATCGGTTATGACCCGGCCAAGGGCGGTAAGGGTGATAGCGCGGGCTGCGCCGTGCTGGCCCCGCCGGCTGCACCGGGCGGCAAGTTCCGGGTGCTGGAGCGCCACCGCTGGAGCGGGATGGACTTTGATGCGCAGGCTAAGGCCATCCGGGCCATGTGCGATCGCTACAACGTTACCTATATCGGCATCGACTCAACGGGTATCGGGGAGGGCGTTTTGCAATTGGTGCGCCAGTTCTATCCCGCGGTGACTGCAATTCAGTACAGCGCCAACGTAAAAATGCAGATGGTGATGAAGGCGCAGGATGTGATGAACAAGGGGCGGCTGGAGTTTGACAGCGGTTTTACTGACTTGGCCCAAGCGTTTATGAGTATCCGTCGAGGGTTAACGGCTAGCGGCAGGATGCCGACCTTTGAGGCCAGCCGCTCCGAGGAGATCAGCCACGCCGATATTGCCTGGGCAACGATGCAGGCCCTTTTACATGAGCCGCTGGCAGGTGCCAACGGTGCCAATACCAGTTCTATGGAGTTTTTCTAATGAGCAAACGCCGTACTCGTCGACCCTCTTCATCCCCCACGCCACCGGTGATGGCAACCCAACAACCCGGAAGATCCATGGAGGCATTCACCTTTGGCGAGCCGGTACCGGTTTTATCGCAGCGGGAGGTATTCGATTACCTGGAGTCAATGCACAACGGCCGCTGGTATGAGCCGCCGCTCTCCCTCAACGGGCTATCACGGGTCTATCGGGCCGGGGTGCACCATGCCTCGGCCATCCAGGTGAAGCGCAACATCCTGCGCTCGTGCTTTATCCCTCATCCGAAACTGAGCCTGGCAGGCTTTACCGGGCTGGCACTGGACTATCTGATTTTTGGCAACGGCTACCTGCAGGCGGTGCAGAACCGGATCGGCGGGGTGCTGCGCTATGACCATCTGCGCGCCAAGTACACCCGGCGCGGGCTGGATCTGAACCAGTATTGGTGGATTGCCCAACCCGGCCAGGAGCAGGAGCTGCCTGCAGGTCGGGTGGGACACGTGATGGAGAGCGACATCAACCAGGAGATCTACGGCATCCCCGACTATGTGGGCGGGTTGAATTCGACCCTGCTGAACGAGTCAGCCACCCTGTTTCGTCGCCGGTACTATGAGAACGGCAGCCATGCCGGCTTCATCATGCACATCACCGACCCAACGCAGAACGAGCAGGATATCAAGGACCTTAAAGAGGCGCTGCGCCAGAGCAAGGGGCCCGGCAACTTCCGCAACCTGCTGCTCTACACGCCTGGCGGCAGCAAGGACGGGGTGAAGTTGATCCCGGTGGCCGAGGTGGCGGCCAAGGATGACTTCTTGAGCATCAAGAACGTGAGCCGGGATGACCAGCTGGCCACTCATCGGGTACCGCCCCAGCTGATGGGGGTGATGCCGAACAGCACTGGCGGGTTTGGCAATGTGACGGAGGCTGCCCAGGTGTTCGACGTCAACGAGATCGACAGCATCAAGGCCAGCCTGCTGGCGATGAACGACTGGGCAGGGGAGGAAATCATCCGGTTCAATCCGTACAAGCTCGCCGCCGGTACCGAGCAGGCCAGCCAAAGTGATCAGCTGCGCTGACCCGGCCAACCCATCCCGACCACCCCGCCATCAGGCGGGGTTTTCTTTTGCCCCGCACCTGGGCGCATCAGCGGCCCGCTGCTGCATCACTGATGCGGGCTACCCTCGCACCCTGGCGGATCCTTCCGCGAGCACCCGGAGCGACTGGCGCAGCCTGCCGCGCGGCGAGAGCGCGCCGCAAGACCTCGCCTCGCCTGCGCGCTTTATGTGTGGGAAATCATGCGGGTGAAAGACTGTGGCCGGGTGGCTGCTCCCCGCGCCAGCACTGGGCGCGCGCGACCCACCAGATCCTTTTTGTGATCCTTCACTTTCCGTCAGATCCTTTCACTTTTGAGGCCCCCGTATTCTGGGTGCGCAAATACTCAGTGGCGAGTAAAACAATGCGCCCCGTTTGTATCTGATTTTTCTATCAGGCACAAAACAGGGCGCGTTTTTATTGGTACGGACTTGGCACCCCGTTAAAAGAACAGGGCGGGGGACAACGCAAAGCGCTTGCTTAGCGCCTCGATATGTTGGCGGGTGAGTTTTTTGCCCTCGGAGATCCTTTTATCTAGCTCGATATCGTTTTGATTTTTCATATAAATACCCCTCATGTCTCAGTTAATGCCCATGTGCTGGTGAATGTGTCATCAGCGGTGCGATCTGGCAAAGTCACCCTGCCGCGCCCGGGTGTCCTTCCATACCTGCTTGGCGGTGGGGCCAGTGGGTAGCACCCGCTTGGCCTTCACCGGTGGGGTGAGGGTGTCGACCTCGCCCAGGTAGAAGGGAAACCAGGCATCCTCGAACCGGATGACCCGTTCCATCCGGTCGAGCAACTGATCGCAGATGTGGCGGTCGGCTGCCGGCAGGCCATTGAGTTCGCGGGTGATGGCCGTGCGACCCGCCGATCCCGGCGGGTGCTGCTGGATGATGGGCCAGAGCCGCAGGCAGTGCGGCAGCAGGCGTTCCACGTCGGCGCGTGAGATAAGGTCGGTCATGCGGCCACCGCCTTATCGCTTTGATCCGCAGGGTATTGGCGTACGACATTGAATGATGTGACTACAAATTCATCTTCTGGGGAGAAGATCTTGCCTTTCATGTCATCAAGAACATCTGAAATTGTCATGTCGTCTGGGTATATCCTTGTCAGCCATGAATATTGCCACCCCCTCTGAATCTCTTTCCAACCCGACATAAAATAGACGGTGGCGGGCAGCGCTACAGTTGTCGTTTCATCCCTTTCCAACGAAAGCGCCTTCATCCCGAACACAACAAACCCTGGCTTCTGGGCGTAGTCGGTGACGAAGGTGATCTCGCGATTGGCTTGGCGGCCGGTATAGCGTTCGCCGTCCCATTCATTGAGGGTGACGGTGTCACCCTGCTGAAAGTTGCGGTCTGAGTTGTCGCGGATCTCGAACGGCTTGGAGCCATCCAGTACCGCAGGGAAGTAGGTCGTTAGGATTTTCAGATCGTGATGCATGCGGCCTCCATCTCAAGCTGGTGCATGGCTTCGGCCCAGCCACCCTTGACCCCGTTGGTAATGGCTACCATGTCCAGAGCACTGGATAGCTTCAACTCCTTACCTTTCGCCTTCTCTTCCTTCACCAGCCTTTTGGCTCTCTTGCGGCAAAATTCAACAGTATTACCCGATGGGAATTTCAGGTTGTCGTTGTCGTGCTTCATGCCTCACCCCCTACCCGTTGCCGAGCCATCGCTTGCAGCACGCCCAGCGTCATCATTACATCAGCCAAAGCACGGTGAGCGAGGCCGTCAGTCACAACCTCTTGCTGTGCCGCGGCATTGGTCAGACGCTGCCAACGGTATGAGCCCTTGTAGTCATTCCAGTCGCCATAGAACTCTGCATAGGCCAACATTGCGCAATGAACCCCTGCGTCGGCAGTAACCGGCGTTAGCCCATAAAGGGCCGCAGTCTGAGCCATCAGGCGCATGTCATAGTCAGCGTTGTAGATGACCAGCGGCTTGCTGCTGATGAGCCGGCACAATTCATCGTGGATATCTGCCCAACTCGGTGCGGTGGCCACCATGTCATTGGTGATGCCATGGATGGCGGTAGCCTCTGCAGGGATCGGCTGTTGTGGCTTAACCAGAGAGTCAAAAACCACGTTACCCAACTGGTCGATGATGCTGATTTCCACTATCTCGGCTTTGTCATCGAGCCCGGTAGTCTCGGTGTCCAGGATTTGGCAGTTGAGCAACCAGTTGCTGGCCATCACACTTGCCTGTTCCTGATCGCTGGTCTGGTTCCAATCTATGTGTTTCATACCCTTCTCCTTACTCCACGCCCAGGCGCGCCCGCGCCTTGGCAATCTCCGCCTCATGGCGCTTGTTATCTGCTACCAGCCAGTCCACCCGGGCTTGCTCCTGTTCGCTGGGCTGGTAGCGGCCCCGGTCTTCTTCGTCGTCCAGCAGGCGGGTGAAGATGGCGATCGCTTCTTCGGCCTGCGCCAGCGGCATGGCGGCCAGCCAGTCGGTGACGCTGCCGCTGGTGTGGATCAGCTCGCGGGCCTGCTTTTCCAGCTCGGTGCTGCTGGCGGCGCGGTTGCGGGCCTGTTCGGCCTCGACCTCGGCGGTCAGCTGGTCGGCCACGGCATCGCCAGCACCCGGCCAGCGACGGGTCACAATCAGCCGATCGCCGACCAGTCGCACGTACTGGCCACCGGCATTGATGATGCTGCCGTGTTGCAGCAGGGCGGCGCTGCTTGCATCGAGACCCATACGGATCAACTCTTTGGCCAGAGTGAATCCTTTAACCCCTGATTTGGATCCTTCCGTACAGTTATTGAAAGAACTCCGAGGGGGGCGGCTGCCGCCGCCTGAGTGCAACTCGCTGCGCTCGCCCACTGCATGCTCGCGCTGCTCGCCCAAACCCGACCCGTTGACCCCCTTGCGCACTATCTGCCAGCCCTCGGTGCGGGTGATGGCGGTGGTCTGGCCGATGTCGGTAATCACCCCCATCAGGCGCAGCACATCCTCGCCATACTTGTTGGCGGCTTCATCGAGGCGCTTGGAGAGGCGGATCAGGTGCTCTTTGCGGGGCAGGTCAATGCCGCCCATGGCGTTGATAAAGTCGCCCCAGCGGTTGTTGTCGGCGGCGGCGCGGGCGGCTTCCAGGATGCAATCCCACTCGATCACCTCGTCCCCCAGGCGGCGCAGTTCGCGCCATACGCTCACGGCAGGGCCGCCTATCTGCTGAAACTGGCGTATACGCCAACAGCTCGCCCAGGCCGCGACCGCGATGGTGGTGTGGTCGACCGGTGCCTCTGCCTCGTAGTCCATCCCGACCTTGTGGCCGTCGATGTTCTTGGCGATGTATTTGGCGATATACCCGGTGGCGCTGCCCTTGGTCGGGTCGATCTCCTTCCAGTTCACCCGTGGGTTGATGGCCTTGACCACCGCCGGGCTGTTCACATCGAGCAGCCACTTGATGCGCGGCATCTTGTTGCGGATTTTCATCTCGGCCAGCGCATCGAGCTGGTCGCCGTTGGGCATCTTGAGCTCGGCCCGTTCGGCGGCGGTGAAGTGGTAGGCGAGCAGGGTCAGAAAGTCGCGTTGGTGCTCGGGGTTGATAAACAGCAGGCAATGCCAGTGCGGGGTTCCGTCGTGGTGCGGCTCCACCACCCGAAAACCGAAGGCCATGATCCCCTCGCGGGCCAAGGCGGCCCGAAAGCGGGCCCACTGTTTGCACAGCAGGCGGTTGGTCTCGGTCGGGCAGGCGCCGTTGAACTTCTCGTTCTGGTAGGTCTTCGCCTTGTCTTTGCTGCCCTGGCGCCAGGCGTGATAGCTGGAGGGGGCGGTCAGGGTAAGGAACAGGCCCAGCTTGCCCTGCTCCTGTGCCATGTCTTCAAAGCCCCGCATGCGCACCATCAGCTCATGACGGCGGATCTCGGGGTTGGCGACCGAGCCCATCACCGCATCGACCAGGTCAATCTCTTGCCCCAGCTCTTCGTTGACGGCGCTCATGCCAGCCATCCAGGCTTGCTGGGCTGCTTTACGCTGGGTGAACTCACGCACTGCGTGCGCACTGGCGTAGGGGCTGACCCCCTTGCGCACCTGGCCGGTGAGGATGGCGATCAGCTCGCAGTAGATAGCCCAGGCGCGGTTGATCTTGCGCAGCCACCACGACTCGTCGAGCAGGCGCACCAGCAGACTGGCGGCGGCCCCTTCGAACTTATCCACCTCGTCGTTCAGGTCGTCCCGCTCTTCCTGACTCAGAGGACGCCCCAGCAGACGCTCGACCTTGGTGCGCGGGTGGATCGGTAGGGGCGGGCAGAAGTGCCACGCCTTGGCCTGGGCCCCGATATCGGCCAGCAGCTCGGCAGCGGTGCGCTCGTTGCCGGCCCGCGCCAGCAGCTGTTGGCAGCGACGTGCCCACTCGGCGGCAACCAGCTCGCGGCGAACATCGTTGCGCAGGTCGATCACCGGGATGGGGAACCGGCTCTGCGCGGCAGCGCAGGCGTCGACCATGCGGCGCAGCCAGATATTGGCGGTCTTGGGGTTGGCTGGGTAGCGGCGCAGGAAGGTCGCGGCCAGCGGCTTGGCGACATGCCACTCGATGCGGGCCAGTTGTTCGGCCGCCCCGGCCATGTTGATGGCGTGGTGCCCGACCAGGTAGTGCTGGGGGAGTTGGATGCCGTGCAGGTTGGTGATGGCGTCCATCATTTACACACCCCGCACTTGCTGTTCACATACTCGTTGGGTTGCAGGTAGCGGCCGCAGGTGGAGCAGGTCGGCACCATGTCCAGGGTGGCGAGCCGATCAGACCAGCAGGTGGCCTCGCAGAAAAACAGGCTGGTGAGTCGGTTGCCGACAAGGATGACCGGGCGCACATGGCCGAACTCGCCGCAGCAACTGCAGCGCATCGAGGGGCGGGCGTTGGCCGGGACGGTCTTCACCACGGTTTCACTGGCGGCGCGGGCCAGCGGCCAGCAGGTTTCGACGCAGTAGGGGTAAGAGCGGCGACCGTGTCGGCCCGCAACCGGCAGGCAAACCGCCATCTGGCGGCACTTGGTGCAGGGCTCCAGCGTCACGATATGGCTGTTTGCAGTGCGCACGACGCCTAAAGCCGGGGCAAGCCCGGCTGGTTTTTGGTGAGTCATTAGATGGCGCCTCCGTTGTATGACTGGCGCAGACGGGCGGCAGATTGGTGCTCGCAGCGGCGGGCCGCGCGCACCATGACCAGCAGGGTTTTGATGTATCGGTGGGGGCGGCAGGGACGACGACGGGCATCCAGTAACTCGAGTTGGTATTCCCGGCGGCGCGCCGCGTCGCTCAACATGGCATCAAGCCAGAAGTCGTGGATCATTTGATGGTCTCCTCCGGCATGCTGAATGGGCAGTTCTCCCAGAGCTGACTCATTTCCTCTATGAACCGCTCGTTGCTTTCGATTTGCTCGAACGCAAAATTGGCACCAGCCCGTTCTTCGCGGCAGGCAAACAACAAGGAGCGGACGGCGGCAACATTCGTGCTTGGCTTTTGCTCCTTGCGCAGGGCGATCAGCTGGTTCTGAAACTGGCGAAGGGCTTCTTTCTTTACCAGGAAGATGAGTTTCAGGGCGGCGTTATCGGCGCCATACACCATTTCAGTGGTGCACTCTTCTTGTCTTGGCGTGGTCATTTGATGGTCTCCCCCAATCCGTGGAGTGGCTCACACTCGGCCCACCACTCGGCGATCTCTTTGGCCAGCGTGACTTCACCGCCACCCAGCGCCAGCCAATACACGGCGCGGATGGCACCAAGGGCCAGCAACTCCTGGGCGATGTTGCGGTTTCGGCGGGCATCGCTGCCCGAGGTGTTGAACTCTTCCTGGGCGACTTCCCAGTGCTTGGTCAGCTGGCTGACCGGTGCCGGCGGCTGCATATGGGCGGGGCCAGATTCGGCGCCACCCAGCTCGTCGATTGGCGGCTCCAGTTCGAACAGGTCATCAGTCACAGGGCACCCCCTTCCATGTCGCTGTAATCCGGTTCGTCGATGGCGACATGGCCAGCCTCGATGCGGATGGAGATCCCCAGTTCGCCACAGCAGCAGAGCGGGGCGGTCGGTACCAGGCGCTGCTCGTTCTCGGCTATCCACTGCTTCAAGCAGGCGAGGGTCATGATGGTGTTGCTCATGCCTGATACTCCTCATCTTCGCTGTCTGCATTGGCTTCTCGGCTAGCCAATGCCAGCGCCCCATACATCGCCAGCAGCAACACCGCTGACCGAGTGACAGCCAAATCCTCTCGGCGCAGGCCAACAACCTTATTCACCTCCGCCAGTAACTGCGCGACCAGCTCTCCGGTGTCTTCGAAGGCATCCATACGCTGGCTCAGCTCGACTGCTGACATTTCGTTCATGCGTCCAACTGCAAGCGACATGGCGACCATGCTGGTATTCACTTCACCGACGAACTCGCCAGAAAGCGCTTCGCCGAGATCGTCGAACCAATTTCCCAAACCGCAGGCCGAGTCAGTGGCTACCCCTGACAAATCCAGCACCGCCAACTCGGCACCCAGACGGGCCCGCATTGCCATGGGGTTCACATAGACCTTGCTCATGCTGCTACTCCTTCCAGTACACAGGCGCGGCCAGAGGCCAGGGTTTCGATACGGGCGGCGTGACGCTGGCCTCTGAGCCAGTGACCGCGCACTTTGATGTAGCCATGGCGCACCAGGTAGGCGACGGCATCGGCAGGGGATTGGGCGGTGTGCTTGCTGGTGATGGCGATCATTGGGCACCGCCTTGCAGCGCATAGGCAAAGGGCGGCTGGAATACCACGGTGCTATCTGGGCCGCTGGCTATATCCACGCCGATGATGTTCGGACGATAGCCACCCTGCAGGATCTCGAGGCGCTTGGTCAGCTCGGCGTAGATGTCGAGCAGAGCCAGCTCGTCGGCCAGTTCGGCCAGGGCTTCGAGGCTCGCCTCGATGGCGAGGCTGTGGCATGCCCCGAGCTGGGGACGGTGGGTATTAATGAGGCTGTTCGCGACTTTTCGGATCGCCTGTTCTGCTGTAAGATTGTTCATGAGGTTTACCTCGCTGATTGATTGAAAGCCCCGCTGGTGCGTCAACACCGATAGCGGGGTTTTTTATTGGCCGCTTCCGGCCACCTTCTGCAAAACCGCTCTGCGGCTTTCCAACATGCCGGCCTGCTTGTTGAGCTCGGCCCGGCGCTTGTTCTCGTGTTCTGCCTGTTCCTGCTCGCTGCGGGTCGGCCCCTCGCTGCGGCGGGTGGTGCGGTGCCACTCGCGGCGGTGCAGCACGCCGCCATCAAACTCATGCAGGGTTGCCAGCAGCGCACCCAGGGCGAGGCGGATCGCCTCTTGTTGGTCAAAGTCGAACTGGTCCAGCTCGCGGGTGCCATAGGTGGTTGATAACCCGGCGGCGTAGCAGATGACGGCGCGGGCCCGGGTCGGCAGGCGTGACCAGCGGCTGGCCGCCCCATTGCGGCCGAACTGGGCGCGCATCTCTGCCAGCGCCACCTCTGCGGCGCTGGGCTGTTGAACGAGCTCGAAAATCTTTGCGGTGCTCATGGGGTGGCCCTCCGGTTATGCCTGCAGCAGCTTGGTCAGCCAGTGTGGGCGAGGTTGATGGCACGGCTGGAACCGCAGCGCGCCACGGCGGCCCTGGCTGTCTTCCAGATAACTGCCGTCGAAACGGGTGGTGTTGCGCATCACCGGCTCGTCACCGCTGGTGACGACGGTGGCGCGGTTGAACAGCAAAAACGGCAGCGGGATCAGCCCCGGCTGCTCGGCGCGCAGTTTCATGCTGACTCCTTGAGCGGGACGCTCTTCGACATGGTTTTGTGGTTTTTACCCACGCCCTTGCAGAACGGCAGCACGATGGCCGGATTGGGCATGGCGGATGGACTGATGGTGCCGACGATTTCAAACGCCGCCTTGAAGGTGTGGCCGCAGTTGACATTGCTGCAGGCGTAATAGGCGTGGCCTGTCAGCGGGCTCATTTTGGTGGAGTTCCGGGTATTCGCGTGGTAACCGCAGTGTGGGCAAATCAATCTCATGTCTGGTCTCCTATGCGCCGATGGCGGCGCGGGCCATATCAGCAGCGCACGCGAGGCTGGGGATGGCGTGAAAGCGGTCCTCGACCTCGGTAGCCAGCAGCACAAGGTGCTCGATGCCTGCCCAGATGCCGGTGACGACGGTGTTTCGGTGTGATTTGGTGACGCGGTCACCGGCGAGGAGGGTGGTGGCCTGGGCAGTGACGCCCAGGATCTGGGCCCCTGCATTGAGCGCCTGTTGGGCGCGGGCCTCTGGGGCAACCTGGGCGGCATCCGGCAGACGAACGGCGGTCAGGCCGCAGTCAAACAGCAGACCATCAAACAGGGTGTCGTCGCCGGTGGCGTGGTAGAGGGCGATGAGATCGTGCGCAGTCAGGTTGTGCCGCTCACACGCCGGGTTGAATTTGTTGTGCAGCACGTGGTGTGACATGCCGATGGTTTCAGCCAATTGGCTGATGTTGTGCGCCTGCTTGAACAGGTCGCAGGCCCCTGCAAAGTGGCTGTGTGAACGAGTGTGCTGGTTTGACACTTTATCCCCCTGTGCTCAATCGCTACCGTTAGGTCAAGCAGCAGCGCGCTGGCGCGACTTGCTGGTCGAATCCTTGGCCACACGACGACGGGAGTTCTCATGAACGAACTTGAAGTGGTGTTCCGGCTCCTTGGTCATCTCGCGCCAACGGTGCAGATTGACCCACGGCTTGTCGCCAGCACGCAGTTTGGGAACGATGGGCAGGCGCCCGTCGCTGATCATGTCCTGGGCGGTGCGCAGTGGCAGGTCGAACTTGAGTTCGTCCCGCAGCATGGTCAGGAAGGCATCGAGTGGGATGGCAGGGAAAGTGGTAAATGTCAGGCTCTGCTTGATGTTGCTCAACTGGCGCAAAACCTCTTCATGCCTATCAATTTGACGGCCAGTAGATACGGACTCAGCAACAACATCAGAGGGAACGGTGGTGGTGGCATTGCCTGAATCGTTGAGGCTATCGAGCCAGAGTTGCCAGCAATCTTGCAGGGCACCTTTAGCACCGAGCATGATTTTCCAGTGGGTATCCATTTCTTCTTCGCTGTACTCGATGCCGGTGGTTGAGCAACCAAACAGAGAATTGAACTCTTCTCTGGTAGCTAGATGGTTGGCAGTAAAAGCTAAACGTTGGCGAACACCAGCTTTGTGATAAACGCCGCGGCGGCAGCAGTAATCGACAAACGCTTCGTTACTCAGGTCAAAGTCGTACTCGGTGACCAAACACAGCACATCGATATCTTGAATAAGAGCGCGTGGCCCAATACGCCGAGCACCGGTTTGAGTTTCGATAGTTGGAACAGTCAGGGTGGTAGTCATAGTGATCACTCCTGCACAGATTGAACACTGGCAGCGTCAATAGCCCGTTTGACACACTCCGATTCACGGAATGAGCCAACTTGCTTGGTTTGGCGCTTGGGAGATGAGGCCTTTAACTGGCCGCCGGTCAGTACCTCGATTTGGTAGGCGCGACCTTGAGGTACGTAGGTTCCCCACTGAGAAACTGATTGGGGAGTGATACCTAAAGCGGCAGCCAACTGCACAACACCGCCGTAGTATTTTATGGCCTCATGTTTTTTCATTTTCTTACACCCCTGAAGAGTTGACATACCTTATGGAATTAAATGTAAGCGCACCTTCTATGAAAGGCAACAAAAACTTACTCAAAAAGGAAGTAAAAACTCCGCAGTCGTTCTGTAAGATAACTTACATGAACATACATGAACGCATAAAATCACAGCGATTGGTGCATGGGTTGACCCAAGAATCCTTGGCTAAAAAGTTAGGGATAAACCGCGTTTCTATAAGTCAGTGGGAGCGCGGCGATACGTCGCCTAAAGGCAACAATTTGGTAAGGTTGGCGGAAATTCTCGGAGTTAAGCCGGAATGGCTGCTCTTTGGGAGTGATTCTGCAGACGTTGCAAGAGCGGGGGCTGCGGGTTATCACAATGTCGAGCCAGCTGAGATTCCACAGGGGAGACGAGTACCCATTATCAGCTACGTGCAAGCGGGTAACTGGCGTGAAATGTGTGAGCAGGCCAGTGGTTTCGATGGGGATGTCGAGTATGCGACTGCGGGGAGTCCGATAGGCCCCTGCTCCTTTGGTCTATGGGTTCGTGGTGACTCTATGGCTCCCCGCTTCAGTGAGGGGGATCTGGTGATCGCTGATCCTGATGAGGTTCCTCGACCTGGTGACTTCGTGATAGCAAAGAACGGTCACGAAGAGGCAACGCTCAAAAAGTATCGCCCGCGTGGTTACAACGACGCAGGGGTTGAGGTGTTTGAATTGACACCACTCAATGATGACTATCCAGTGCTGCGTTCCGACGTCAGCGCCATCAGCATCATTGCCACGGTGGTAGAGCATCATGTTTTTTTGAAGCGGTAACTAGGGCGTGAAGTTTTCACAATGACTTCGTGTTTTTTCAAACGTTAACAGGGTGCTCGAGTGCCCGTCATGCAGGAGCAGGCAAGATGAACGCGTTACCCAAGACCGGACTGTATATCTCTACTAAAAAAGTCGAAGGTATGAGGTTGATCGTTGAAGATGTGTTCGGCCCAGAGGACGATGATTTTGTTGATGATGACGAGTTTTATCTCGTCAACATTATTGATGAGACCAATAAAAATGACGCCTCAGCTATTGGCGATGAACTTGATAGCAGTCAATGGCAAGCCCTGGTCGAAGAATATGGTTTAGTGCATCAGCCGTCCTGATCTATCCCTTTTTATGACCGTCCGCAAACTCGACGACGGCAAGCCGCGCCTCTGGCTTGCCGAAGTCTATCCCCAAGGCCGTGAAGGCCCCCGCAAGCGCAAGCGCTTCGCCACCAAGGGCGAGGCGCTGGCTTGGGAAAAGTGGTTGCTGGAAGAGAGCAACAGCAACCCCTGGCTCACCGCCAACAAGGTGACCGAAGACAAGCGGCGCCTATCCGACGTCATCGACCTCTGGTTCCGTTTGCATGGGCAGACACTGGTCTCTGGCGAACAGGTCAAGCGCAAACTCGACTTGATGGCCGAGGCGATGGGCAACCCCTATGCGGTCGATCTCAACAAGGGGCATTTCGCCACGTACCGGGAAGGGCGGCTCACTGGAGCCATCATCTTCCCGGGTCGCTGCCGTGACCGGGCCGCTGGGCCCAAAACGGTGAACGACGAACAGCGCTTGCTGAATGCGGTGTTTGGTGAGCTGATCCGATTGGGGGAGTGGGTGAACCCCCACCCATTGACTGGCTTGCGCCAGGTCAAAACCCATGAATCGGAGATGACCTACCTCACGGCAGCGCAAATCGACATGCTGCTGGCCAGTTGCGCGACCTCCCGGGTGCCGGCGTTGACCACGGTGGTCAAACTCTGTCTGGCCACCGGGGCGCGTTGGTCTGAGGTGCAGGGGCTGACCAGCGCCCAGGTGAGCAAGTATCGGCTGACGTTCACCCAGACCAAGAGCAAGCGCAATCGCTCTGTCCCCATCTCGCCAGAGCTCTATGAACTGATCCCCAAACGCGGCATCCATGAAGGCAGGTTGTTCCCTCCATGCTATGACGCATTTGAGTATGCTGCGCAAAAATCCGGGGTGAAGCTGCCGGAGGGACAACTTTCTCATGTGCTCAGACATACGTTTGCCAGCCATTTTATGATGAATGGTGGTAATATCCTTGTCCTACAGCGAATCCTCGGTCACAGCACCATCACCATGACCATGAGATACGCCCATTTTGCCCCCGAACACCTTGATGATGCTGTCAGATTAAATCCTCTGGCCAGCCCTCACTCATAGGTAAAAATGGCGGCAAAGTGGCGGCGGAACTCCGCACGCATTACATGATACCGCGTGATACTGCGCACTAACCCATTGTTTTAACTGTAAGTCGTTGAGCCAATTACTATGCCTAAGAAATTCTATGCTCTTTGGTGTGGGGTTTTTGACATGGTAAAAGTAATTTAAAAACAATTACTTATTTGCGATCTCGCTAGTTGATTAAGCGGTTGTGGCGGCAAAGTGGCGGCAACGGATTTGATGATCGATTTCTGTTGGTGGTAGTGATTTAACAGAATGACGCATTATGCACGGTCAGGCTTGTAGATAGAACAAAGGGGCCGGAGGCCCCTAGGTAATCCAACAACCAAGCCCTATATCATTCAGCCCTGAAGAACTAAGAGTTCGGAGTGGAATTCCGTCGACAGAGGCTCTCTATTTTTCTCATCAAGCCAGATGCATGAGACATACGGTATACCGTTAGTCCTAAAGGTTTTAGCAACAGTCATGGCAGGCCCACCGCTACGAAGCTTTACAACTTGTCCAGCCTCAAAGCGTACTTGCGGATAACCATACGGTGGCTCATTTTCTGCATCTAACTTCTGAAGCACGCATCGAGGGAAAACCGACTCTACAGGTGTTCCGCCCAAATCAGTATTAAACCAAATACAGCTAACATCGTTACTCGCGCTATCGCCTTCATCAATCACAGGCTTAACGGTCATAGGCAGCCCACCACTTAATAGGCACACTACTTGGCCTGGATATACATGAGGATATCTTTGCATCAACTTCTCCTTGTTACGGATTTATCGGCATCAATGGTCTGAGTATGGGGACACATCCTCCTTCCCATAATCCTGTTCTTGTTTATAGGCTTCCATGTACTCAGCTGTTTTTATAGCCAGTTCCGGAGGCGTAGTTTTGGTTTCTGACGCTTCCTTTTGCAAAGCATCAACTTCTGCCTTGAGACGCTGCACGTTGGCACGGAGCTGCTCACCCTTTACCAACTTTTCATAGCCTAATGTCATAAAAAATCCTTAGTATCAAGCGGTATGCTCCATACGGATATTGGGGCGATTGCATGCAGATCAATCCCTTAGTGATAAAGCGTTCACCTCGCAAGAGATAACACCCCTGCCCCGTGGCTGCATCGAGCATGTGAGGATTGAAATCCCCCCGTATTACTATTCGGTTTTGCGACTGCAATTTTCATTCTGGCAGCTCGTCGAGCTTCACTTCGAGCTGCAGGCGGTTGGTGTAGCCCTGATTTGTGAGGTCGTGCACCACCTGGGTGAGTAACCAGGGGGCGGCGTCTATATCAGGCTTGAATCCCCTGACGGTGGTTGGTTGTTCCGGGTAGAGCTCGGGGCGCCCCTTGGCCAAGGTGATGTCGAACTCGGCTACCCCGCGCTGGATCCGCTCCCACTCCGCACGGGCGGCCCGCATGGCGTTGCTCTGGTTGGCGTAAACATGGCGCAGCTCTTTGACGTTCTCGCTGCTGCCGACCAGCAGCTCGTTTTCTTTCTTGTTGACCACGACCCCAGGCGGCAATGGCCGTTCCTGCTTCGGCTTGGCCTTCTTCTTGCGCTTCACCTCTATTTTCTTTTTCTCGGCGGTCTTGTTGTCTTGCCAGTAGGCGGTCACGCCGGTGTACGCATCCCGGTCGGCAACCGAGAAGCGATGCTGATCGCCATCCCTACGGGTGATGGTGATGGCGGGCAGGGGCTGGCCACTCGCGGTGGTGCCCTGGCCCGCCTTGATAAACATCAGGCGGCCAGACTTGACGGTGGCGATGGCATCACACTGACCCGCTAAACGGGTAAGGAAAGCGAGATCGCTTTCGTTGGTCTGGTCGATGTGGTCGATCAGCAGGCCCTTGAGTGAGTCACCTACGCAGGGGGTGAGCTGGTAGGGTGCCGCGACTTGTTCGACGATGCCGTTAACAGTGGTCTGGTGCCAACTGCGCTCGCGCAGCTTGTTCATGCCGCCGCGCAGATCGGCCGCCTTGCCCCGGATGGTGAGCACATCTGGGGCTCCGTTGTGTTCTACCTCGTCGATTTTGTAGGTCCCCTTATCGACCAGGGCCTGGCCTTGCCAACCAATGAGGGCGCGCAGAGTGGCGCCCCGGCGTGGCATATCGAGCTGGCCATCGCTGTCATCGAGGGTGAGCTCGATGGTGTCAGCGTTGAATCCCCGGTTGTCGGTGATGGTCATCGACATCAGGCGCGGGCGGATGGCGGCCGAGATGTCTTTGCCATCGACCAGCACCTGGTAAGCCGGTACCGGGTGGCCTAGGCGCAAGGCGTCGAGCGGATTGGTCAGCCCCAAATTCTCGGCCAATCGCGTGCCGAACTGGTCGAATGCCCCCATCAGAGAAGCCCCCCGAGCTTGTTGCCGATACTGCCGACCAGCTTGCCCAGACCCAGGCGGCCGAAGAGGTTGCCCGCGGTGCGTCCCAGCAGGGTCTGGCCAAGGGATCTGTCGTTGTCATCTACCCGCTTGAGCTTGATGGTGAACTCGATTTTGCGGGCGGTGCCATCGCTGAAAAACTCGCTGCGGGTGGTGCTGATGCCCTCTATCACGAATGACCCACGCATAACGCCATCGCCCTGGATCAGGGGGAAGGATTGGCCGCTGTCGGCCATGCTGTTGAGCAAATCGAGGGAGACGGGGCCGCCGGTCACCTCTGGCAGCAGCACCCCGCTGAAGGTGGTGGTTTCATCATCCGGGCCGAGGTACTGGTACCCCGGGCGGGCGCCAATCCGGTTATTGCCCGGATGGCGCCATGCCCGTTCGTCTTGTTGTGAAAGGGGAGCCACGGTCGAGCGCATAAACACGAACCAGCCCAGGGTCATCATCATGGTTGTGGCTCCTTAATTGCGGTCGGTCAGGGAGGCGCGGCCATTGGCAGCTGCCTGCCGTTCGCGTCGGTCTAGTTCGCGGCGCACCTCTTGCGCCACATCCGCGCCGGATTGCCCGGGTTGCTGGACGATGTGGATCGGTGCGCTGATCTGGGTGGTGGTGTTGCCTCTGGCGACCGGTTTAGGGGTCGGTGTCGGAACGACACGCGGGCCGGTACCGTAGGTGTAAGCCGAGGAAAGTGCCGGGGTCCCAAAGTTGCCATTCAGATAGCCTGGCGTGTTGGCTGTCGGGATCTCGAACTTCGGGATCTTCTTGGTTTCGAGGATGCCGAGCGATTCGAGCAGCCATTCGATCCCTTTCAGGAAAGCCTTGAGCGGGGTGAGGGCCAGGTTGAAGGCTTCGCCCAGGATGCGGCCGACGAACTGGCCGGCACTGCCAAACCCTTCCAGCGTCTCTTTCGAGAACTGGAGTGGTTCGAGCAGGTCGCCAAACCAGCCCGATAGCGCTTTAACCCCGGTACCGATGCCATCAATCAGCGGGGCGAACGGCTTGAAGGCTTCAAAGACGGGGGCGAGCCCTGCCATGATGCCCTGCCATAGCCCGCTGAAAAATGCGCTGATGGGCTGCCAAAACTTGATGATGGCCACGCCCAAGATTGCGAGCCCGGCCAGTGGCGCCAAGATGGCGGTGATGGCCCCCAGCATGCCGCCAAAGGTGACGCCCAGCACCCCAAGGGTCAACTTCATGATAGCCATGGGGCCAAGCAGGGCAGCAACGGCCAGCGACAGGCCTCCGAAGGCGATGGTGACGACCGACACAATGGCGCCAATCTTCATCAGGGTGTTGGAGAGTTCCGGGTTTTTCTTTGCCCAGTTACCGAGGCGCTCTGATAGGTCGGCAATCCATTCTGTGATGGCCTTGATCTCGGGGGCGATAGCTTCGCCAAAGTTGACCATGACGTTGGTAAAGGTGCCGGTGGCGGCATCCCACAGGCTGCCCAGGGTGCCAAGCTGGGCGTTGACCCGCTCTTGCAGGGCGGCTTGGTCGGCCATCTTCTTCTGGGTTGCGCGATAGCCATCCATGCCTTTGTTGATGATCAGCTCCAGCACCTGCAGGGTTTCAGCATCGTCGCCGTAGATGCCCTTCAGAACTTGCAGGCGGTGCTCGGTGTTCAACCCCTTTAGCTTGGCGAGCTGGGCAAACATGTTCTCCATCCCTGCGAATTCCCCCTTGCCGTCGGTGAAATTCAGCTTCAACCCTGTGCCTTTCGTGGCCTTGGCAATCTTGCCGGTGTTCATACTCATCTGGAAAACTTTGCGGTAGGCGTTCCCTGATGACTCGCCCGCCATGCCAGCCTGATCGGCCATGATGACCAGCGGGGCAAGCACCTTGGCGGCCTCAAGCCCTGACTTGCGCAAGATTCCCATGGCCGGGGTGAGTTTGGTGAAGGCGCCCAGCATGTTGCCGCTGTCAACGCCCAGGTAAAACGAGCGCTGGATGGTATCCATCAGCCCCATCATGTCTTGCTCGGCGGTGCCGGTGGCATCCTGCAGCTTGGCCGCAAACAGCGCCGCCTGGTCGAATGGCATTTTCAACTGCACACCGAGGTAGGCAGTTGCCTCCCCCAGGCCACCCAAGATGGATTTTGCGCTCATCCCCTGCTGGATCAGCGTGCTCATCATGTTCTGAAAGTCCGCCGTGGTGCCCGGCAGTTTGTTGCCGAGCTTGGTGGCCAGATCGCTGATGGATTGGAACTCCTGCCGCACCTGGCCGCCCTTGCCCATCATGGACACCTTGAGGTCTACGACCGATGTTTCAGCTCTGGCGAACTCGATCACCGGCTTGAGGGTAGTCAAGCCCATGGCTGTGCCGGTCGCCAGCGCCGTGGCGCCGTGGCCTGCTATCTGGCCACGCAGCTCCTGGGTTTGGCGGTAACTGGCTTTGACCTGGTTGAGGCGCTTTTGCTGGTCGGCCAGTTGGCCCAGCTTGGTGCGCTGAGAGTCGAGCACGGTGTTCGCGGCGGCCAAATCGGTCTTGAGGCGGCGCTGTGTTTCGCTGAGGTTGCTGGTGTTGATGCCGCTCTTGCGCATGGCTTCACCCATCTGAGCATGACGGGTGATCATTTCCCCCTGTTTGGTCTTGAGCTGGTTGAGGGCTTTCTCGGCCTTGTTGAGCTCGTTGATCATCAGGCGGGTGGGCTTTGGAGTGTCGGCAATCTTGCGCTGCAGTTCGCTGAAAGAACCCTCGGCCTGTTTCAACTGAGCTTTGGTCGCGCCAATCTGGGCACCCAGCGTCTTGTAGCCTTCGATTTGACCGGCTTGTGTTTCGAGGTCACGGATTTTCTTCTTGGTGTCGACCAGGTCTTTGGCGGTGATGCGGCTCTGGCCGCTGACTGCTTTGAGGGGGGCGGTGAGCTTGTCGACCGCCCCCAGCAGGATTTGAAGTTTGAGAGGGTTCATTGTTCTTCGGCCCCGTTGATGCGGTTGTGAATATCAACGAGGCGTTGGTGCCAGCCCATCAGCTCGCTGATCTCCATGGCCGCCATCTCGGACGGCGGCCAGTGGGCGATGATGGCGATCTCGGCCATCAGGTCGTCTATGCAGTGAGGTAGGCCTCCTGCTGCGAGCCCATCAAAAAACCGACCACCACTACCCCGGCTTTGAGCAGGTCAGCCGGGTCCATATCGTTCACTTCCTTTTCGGTCAAGTCGGTGATGCGGGGCAGCAGTTTGATGAGGGTATCCACGTTCATCTGGACGATGTCCATGGTGTTGAGCCCGCGCAGGTGGCCCGCCTTTTTGGGGCTGCGAATGGTCAGCTCGGTGATAGTGGTTTCGCCACGCTGAATAGGGGTATCGAGGGTAATGGTTTTGTTTTCCATGGAGTTTCCTGATTTTGTGAATAGATTCGTGAATAGATAAGGGCAGTCACGCTGCCCGTTGGTTTATGTGGTTAGAGGCCGATGGCTTTGCGGTGTTCGGCCATGCGGTCGACGCCATCGGGGCCGATCTCGATCATGTTGAGCAGGTCGATTTCGTGGATGACGGCCCCGTCAATGGTCACTTTGTAGTAGGTGTTGACCATGCTGACCTTGGCCTGGCTGTTATCGCCGACCTTGGCCGTGCCCCAGTCGATCTCTTTGAAACGACCTCGAGTGAACACTTCTACGGCCTGCACACCGACGACATCATCCCGCTGGATGGAACCGGCAAAGCGAAGGGCGATACCGTCGATCTTGCCATTGCCCATCTTGCCCAGGATCTCGGCGCTGTAGCCGCCCATGGTGAAGGAGGTATCGAGGGCGCTGTCATCGAGACCCATATCGATGTTGACGGCGCCGCCCATGCCGCCGCCGCGATAGGCCTCGAACTTGCGGGAGAGCTTGGCAAAGGTGAAATCTTCCGCTTCGCCAATCCAGTTGGTGCCATCTGTGAAGATGTTGAGCTGTTTGACTTTTTTCGGCAGTGCCATGGTGGCTCCTTATGCGGCGGCCGCGACGCGGGCGCCGAAGTCGATGAGGTAGGTGTCGGTGATGCGCTGGATGAAGCCCAGGTCTTCGAGCGGCGGTACCGGGGTGTAGTTGTAATCGATGCGCAGCTTGCCGGCCTTGAGGGTGTCTTTGTCGTTGAGCTCCTCGTTGTACCAGCAGTCAAAGCCGAGCAGGTAACCGCCCGCCACCAGTTCGCGACCCTTGGCCTTGATGCCCTCGATGATGTCTTTCACCAGGGTGGGGGTGAGCGGCTTGTCGTTGGCCCACATGTGGGCCTCGGCCATGGTGTCGGCCAGGATCTGGGCGGTGCGGGTGTAGTTCTCGAACTGGAACAGGGGATCATCGGAACAGGTCCGGTTGCCCCAGTAGCGGAAGCCGTCCGCCCGGATGAGGGCGGTGATCTCGTTGGCGTTGAGCAGGCCGACCTCGGTATCGGGGTCTTGCAGATCCCAGAACAGGGCCTTGGTCATGCCGTCGACCCCGGTCACGCCGACGTTCGACAGGGTCTTGTGCCAGCCGATTTCTTTGTCGATGAATGCCCGCATGGCGGCCGCCTTGAGGCAGGCATCCAGTTTGATACTGGCATTGGCGGTAGTGTCCCAGGCGGTCCAGTCGCCGTGGATCGGCATCAGTTCGCGGCTGGAGAAGTTCTCGCGGTAGGCGAGTGCCGCCTCGACGGTGTCGGCAATGGTCGGCACATAGGCGAAGGCGCGCAGCTTCTTGGCCGCACCCGCCAGGGCGGTGGCTACGGCTAAGGTGCAGTTGTCCGGCACGCAGAGGATGCGCGGCTTGACGCCCGTGACCGGGGCGGCCCGCTCCAGTGCCTTGAGGCCGGTATAGCTGCCATCCGGCAGAATGGTGCCGATGATGTTGCTGGTCAGCTCGGCGGCGTCGGCGCCATCGGCCACGCGCACGGCGATGACGATGGTGTTGACGGTGTCATAGATGGTCTGCAGCGACTTTTTGAGGTTGCCGGTGCTTCCCGCCTTGGCGATGGCCGCCGGCAGGTTGGCAATCAGCACGGGTTTGTTGAGGGGGAAGTAAGCGGTATCCGCATCGCTGCTGGTGCAGATGATGCCGATCACCGCCGTGGCGACGGTGCGGATGGTGCGCGTGCCTTCGCTGACTTCCACGACGCGCACGCCGTGGTGAAATTGGTCCAGTGCCATAGGTTCTCCTGTTGTCCGGACGGAGCATTCTTTGCAATTTTTCGCATGGGTAATGCATGTGATGTGAGCAGGGTCAGGATGCAGGGGCGGGGGATGACAGGCGAGCGGCGGCCAGTGTGTGAGGGCCGTACACACTGGCGAAGCGGTGACAAGGCTCGCTAATCGCGACGCTCGGCACGATGGCCACCTCCCTCTCCTGGCGGCGCTGTTTTATAGCGCCCTGCATCCTTGCGCATGAAGACGTTCTGCGGGCGTGGGCCAGTATCGATATTGCTGCAGGCCAGTTGGCTCGGCGGATGGCGCGATTGAATTTGATCATTGAGTGCTTGCGGATAAATCGCCTGCCACGCCAAGTGCGATAGCCAACGAAGTTCACGCCACGACGAACGGGCGCGATGGTCCACTTTGAATAGGTCATGCCCAGCTCTCTGGCAATAAACTCCTCGATGGCTGCTTTGTGGCTTACAGCTTGCTCACGGCTCAGGTCGAACAGAATGAAGTCATCCACGTAGCGGCAATATTGGCGAACTTTTAGCTGGCGCTTGATGAAGTGGTCGAGCGGATTCAGATAGATGAGCGCGTAAAGCTGCGACAGCAGGTTGCCAATGGGGATCCCGAGCGGCTCTGGCAGGCTAGCAAATGTCATCATCAGCCTGACTAGCGCCTCGTCGCCTATCACTGTGCGGATTTGCCGCTCCAGAATGGTGCGGTCGATGCGGTAGAAGAATTTTCGCAGGTCCAGCTTGAGGGTGTAGCTGTCTGGCTTGCTGGCGCGCAGGGCGGCCTGGGCGTAGTCGGCGGCCTTGTGGGTGCCTTTGCCTGGGCGGCAGGCGTAACTCTGATCGATAAAGCGGCGCTCAAAGAGCGGCATGATGACGCGATATATGGCGTGCTGAATGACGACATCGCCGAACCATGGGGCGCATATTTCCCTCTGTTTTGGCTCGCAGACCTGGAATCGCCTGTATTCGCGCGGCCGGTATGTTCCTTGCTTGATGCGATTGCTTAGCTCGGCCAGGATGGCACCGGCGCGAATGTCGAATGCCAGCACGGCGCGGGTGCGCGTTTTTCGCTTGCGGGCGGTTTGCCACGCTGCGATCAGGTTGTCTGGCGCTAGAATTTTCGCCATCAGGTTTTTGTGTGTTTTCATTTATTGCTCGATGGTGGCG